ATACAAATTACCTTTAATTCCAATACTTTCTAAAAGTGGTGGGTTACATTGTTATATATTTTTAAAAGAACCTATACCTGCAATAGATTTAATAGATGCACTAAAGGCTTTTCTCCTCCCACTAGGCTTAAAACCCGCCACAGAAATTTTTCCTAAACAGAAAGAATTAAAGGAAGACGAAAAAGGAGACACAAAACCAGGAAACTTTATTAACTTACCTTACTATAACAATGGTGAATCGACTCGGTATGCATTAGATAAAGACAATTCTAAACTTAGTTTAGAATCTTTTATTAAAGTTGCAGAAGAATCTAGAATAGGTAAACAAGAATTAGAAAAACTTGTAGAAGAAACTCACGCAAATATTTTAAAAGGTGCTGACCCAGAATTTGATGATGGTCCACCATGTTTAGCTTTATGTTCTAAAACTAAATTAGATGATGGTAGAGACAGGTTTATGTATAACTACATGGTCTTTGCTAAAAAGAAATACAAAGATAAATGGCCAGACCAAGTATCTAAAGCAAACTATAGTTACTTAGAAGACCCTTGGGATAAAACTAAACTAGATTCTAAGATAGCTGCATGGAGAAAAGATACTGCAGGACATACTTGTTATGAAGAACCTATTAAAGATAAATGTATGCGAGGTCTTTGTTACTCCAGGCCTTTTGGTGTTTCTTCTGATGGTATTTCTGTATTCCCAGACATAACTGATTTTCAGATTATAAAATATGTAGAACCAGAATACAGATTTCAAGTAGTAATGCCTAGCGATGATAAGGTAGAAGTAGTTGTGGCTAATACAAAATTAATGACTACACAAAAAGAAGTTTTAAATTTAATCTGGGAACAGACAGGAGTTTACTTTGAACCTCTTAAACCAAAAGATTATAGAGCAAAATTAAATGAATGGAGAAATGGTTGTGAAACAATTTATCCACCTAAAGGAACACAAATAGCTGACAGATTAAAAGATGAACTATATCAATACTGTATCAACGGACCACAAGCTAAACAAAAAAATCAAATTAAAAATGGTGCTTGTTTTACAGACAAGGGTAATCATTACTTTAAATTTACATCATTCATTCAGCATCTAGGTACTCATTGGAAAATTCCAGAAGAAAGAATTGCAAGACAATTAGAAAAAGATTGCAAGGTAGAGTTTAACCATTCTTTAAATGTTGAAGGAAAAACATTAAAGGTCTGTAGAATTGCACAGTTACAAATGGATCAAATAGAATATAAACCAGTAGAAAGAAAAGAGAGCAATTACTAATGGCAAAATATAAAGTTATAGGTCCTCCAGGTACAGGTAAAACTAGGAAACTATTAAACACTGTACAAAAATATATAGATGAGGGAACACCTCTAAAACAAATAGGCTATTTTGCTTTTACAAGAAAGGCAGCTAACGAAGCTAAGGAAAGATTTTTAAGTGACAACATAGGGTTAACTAAAAAAGACATACCTTATTTTCAAACTTTACACTCACTAGCTTTTAACGAATTAGGTTTAAAAGAAGAAAATGTAATGCAAGAAGAACATTATAAAAAAATAGGTGAGTCCTGTGGTATCCAAATAAAATATGCCAAGCATGAGACCAATCAATGGAATGGAATTTTTTCTTCAGACAGTGAGTATTTAAGTTTAATAAATTTAGCAAAAGTTAAACAAATAGAACCTTTAGATCAGTTTGATTTAAACCAACACCTATCTAAAATAGATAGGTATAAATTAAATGCTATAGCAAAAGAAATTACAAGCTATAAAAAAATTTATGGTCTAATAGATTTTAATGACATGTTACAGAATTTTTTAAAAACAGAAACTTCTCCAGAATTAAAAGTTATTTTTATAGATGAAGCACAGGATCTTTCTTTAATACAATGGTCTATGATAGAAAAAATTGAGAAGGATACTCAGTGTGATGTATGGATTGCAGGAGATGATGACCAAGCTATCTTTGGATGGGCAGGTGCAGATGTAAATTCATTTATTAAATGGCCAGGTAAAGAAATACTTTTGACAAAATCACAACGGGTACCAATTGATGTACAAACAAAAGCTTTGGATGTTATTTCAAGAGTAGGTATAAATAGAATACAGAAAGATTATTTACCTAAAGAAGGTAGAGGAGAGATTATAGAAAGGTTTAAACTATTAGATATTATAACAGACATGGAAAAAAGTGACTGGCTAATACTTACTAGAACTAACTCTCTTCTTAAACCCATACTACCTCTTTTAAAAAGACACGGTTTATTTTTTGAAACAGCACAAGGAAACAGTATTGGTAAATCATTAAACGAAGACATTGGTTATTGGAATCAAATGAGAGAAGGAAAAGAAATTGCAGAAATACAATTACAAAGAATAAAAGAAAGAATGCATGAAGTAGATACTACACTACCATGGCAAAAAGCTTTTACTAGAGTATCTCCAACTCAAATAGACTACATGGATTCAATGTTGGTTAATGGAGAAGACTTAACTCAAACACCTAGAATAAGAGTCTCTACTATACATGGTGCTAAGGGGGGTGAGGCCACTAACGTGGTGTTATTTTTAAATCAAACAACAAACACAATGGCAGGATCTAAAAAATCCTCTGAGAAACAAGACGAAGAGTATAGGGTTTGGTATGTAGGAATTACAAGAACCATAAAAAACCTTTACTTAATCAAAGCAAACAACAAATCAAAGGAGTTTAAAATATAATGGCTTATTTAAATGCAGACATACCACCAATTTATTGTAAAATAAGAAAAGAATACTTGTATGATCTTAAAGAACATCACGGGGAAAGTGAAGACTGTTGTATCTTTGGATTTGCATCCATAACCGACAGAGCTCTATTGTTTCATGTCATGTTACCAAATGGTGCATGTTTTTGGAGACTACCTATTTCTGCTTTTTTTCAAGAAAAATTTGAAGTAAAAGATGTAGAAAGCCCTGCTATAGACCAGGTGCAATTATGGAATTGCTTTAGTTATTACCCTAGTGTACACTGTTTTAGTTTTTTAAGAGGAAAACGAGGAAAGTATTTTGGAAAAGATAAGAAAGATTATCCAGGAGAATATTTATTCACCATTGATTGGGGACATCCAGAAAGTAATATTTTGGATACAGAGCATTCTGAAATTCCTCAAGAACATAAATGTGCACACATACTTGCGTTGGATAGTGGAAACTATGCAGCACAACCCAATAATCGTATTCTGTGGGATGCTCCTAATTACGTTACTGATGGTAGTGTACCAGATTATTCTGTCCAGAGCACTTATTGGAATGTAGAAAACAAAGACTGGTTAACAGAAGACTCTAAAAAAATGTTTTACACAACAGAGGATAAAAAATAATGAAGTCACTTGTATTTAAAGCACAAACAGAATGGGTAAAGCCAACAGAGTTTCCAGACCTTAGACAAGCTGACACAATTGCTATTGACTTAGAAACATGTGATCCAGATTTAAAAACTAAAGGATCAGGTGCTGTTGTAGGTCGAGGTAAAGTAGTTGGCATAGCTGTGGCTACAGATGGTTACTCTGGGTACTTTCCTTTTGATCACGAGGGTGGTGGTAACCTTGAAAAAAGTAAAGTAATTCAATGGTTTACAGACATTTGTGCTTGTCCAGCCATTAAAGTTTTTCACAATGCAATGTACGATGTGTGTTGGATTAGAGCCATGGGTATAAAAATAGAAGGACAAATTGTAGACACAATGATTGCAGCATCATTAGTAAATGAAAATAGATTTAGGTTTGATCTTAATAGTTTAGGTTGGGATTATTGTGGCCAAGGAAAAAATGAAACAGAATTAAATCAGGTAGCAAAAGAATGGGGACTAGATCCCAAAGCTGACATGTGGAAGTTACCTTCTATGTATGTTGGTAACTACGCTGAACGTGATGCAGAACTTACATTAAATTTATGGAAAGTAATGCAGAAGGAACTAATTGACCAGGACCTAGGATCTATTTTTGAATTAGAGACAGATTTATTTCCTTGCCTGGTTGATATGAAATTTAAAGGCGTGCGTGTAGACGTTCAAGCAGCTCATAAACTGAAGCAACAATTAGCATCACAAGAAGAAACATTACTCCAAAAAGTAAAAACAGAGACAGGCATAGAACCTCAAATATGGGCAGCAAGAAGCATTGCCAAAGTTTTTGATAAACTTGGTTTAGATTATGAAAGGACTTTAAAAACACAAGCGCCTTCATTTACTAAAAATTTTCTTTCGACTCATAAACATCCTATAGTTAACATTATAGCAAAAGCCAGAGAAATCAACAAAGCACACACAACTTTTATAGACACTATTATAAAACATGAACACAACGGTCGTATTCATGCTGATATAAATCAAATTAGATCTGATAGTGGGGGAACAGTAACTGGAAGATTTTCATACTCTAACCCGAATCTACAACAAATTCCTGCTCGCAACAAAGACTTAGGTCCAATGATCCGATCCCTCTTTATACCTGAGACTGGTTGCGAATGGGGGTGTTTTGATTACTCACAACAAGAACCTAGATTAGTAGTTCACTACGCATCCCTAGATCAAGACTCAAGCGTCTTTAATGTTAAAGATGCTTACGACGATGGTAATGCAGATTTTCATACAATCGTAGCACAGATGGCAGACATACCAAGAGATCAAGCTAAGACAATTAACCTTGGATTATTTTATGGTATGGGTAAAGCTAAACTTCAAGCAGAGTTAGGTGTATCAAAAGATAAGGCAGAAGAATTATTTTCTATTTACCATGAAAGGGTTCCGTTTGTTAAATCTTTAACAAGATCTGTATCTAACAGAGCTCAACAACGAGGACAGATTAGAACTTTACTAGGTAGATTATGTAGATTTCATTTATGGGAACCCAATAGTTTTGGTATGCATAAAGCTTTACCCTTTGATCAAGCTGTCCAGGAACATGGTCCAGGCATCAAGCGAGCTTATACTTACAAAGCTTTGAATAAATTAATTCAAGGCAGTGCAGCAGATATGACAAAAAAATGTATGTTAGAACTATATAAAGAAGGTATTGTAGCACACATACAAGTCCACGATGAACTTGATATTTCTGTAGAAAATGATAAACAAGCTAAAAAGATTGTAGAAATAATGGAATCTGCAGTTGACTTAGAGATACCTAACAAGGTAGACTATGAAAAGGGTAAAAATTGGGGTGATATACATTAGGGGGATATATGGATAAGATTAAAAAAATAGTAAATCATTTTGCTACGGAACATAAAATTGTTTCTATAGTTGTTATTGTAGTTATCGTTGCATTATTAATTTTATAATATGAAACGAGACCGCAATGAATATAGCAGAACTGTTCAAAAAGAATTTTGTATTAGTGCCCGTAATAGCATCTGTGTTATTTGGAACGTTCACTGGCGTTAAATATATTGTTAATCTAACAGACACAATCAACGACAATCAAAATAGAATAGTAAATCTTCAAAGAGATCTAACTGTAGCTCAAGAAAAAATTTCAGATCAAAACACAAGACTAACTTCTGCAGAGTCTACATGGCAAATGGCAGAAAATTTATACAGACAATTAGCAGATGAAGTTAGAGAACACAGCTACGATATTAAGGATTTAAATAGGTAATGTATGGAGGTTCTCAGGATGGATTACAGATTCACTGCACTATTAATTGTAATGTTTACATTGCTGACTTTGTTTGCAAAACCTGCATATCCAAAAAACGAGTATTTAACTAATGGGACTAATAGCTGCAGAACTGGTGAAGTCGATGTTAGAATCGAAACAGAAAACAGAGACAATGATTATAGACATAATTCTAGTTCTAATGATTATGATAATGATTCTGATAACGATCGTCTTAGTGTAACTTACAGACACTACATAGGAACAGCTTGCACAAAAGAATTTAGAAAAGTACAGCAAGAAAACATGGAACTTAAACAACAGTTAGAACTAATGAAGATGTGTGGTAGAGTTAATAGTAATCCTAGTCTTGCACAGAATGAAAACTTTAGATTATTAGTATCAAAGTGTACAGGTGTAACTCCAGTTAAATTAGATAATAGACCCGCAGACGGTAAAAGTAAATGGGATGAGTTAAAAGATGGGTATAAAAAAAAGAACCCTGAACTTAAATTAATGGGTGATAAATTTTTAACATTACCGGTACCTAAAGAATGAAGATAAATGAGAATACATCAATAAGCATGCCAATGAAAAATATGCTGGCAATCATTGCTGGTGTAGCCATGGGTGTTTTTGCATACACAGAAGTCACATCTAGACTAACAAGTTTAGAGACATCAAGAGAACTGTTTCAAGCTGACCTGCTCAAGAAGTCAGAACAACTGCCCACGGACCAGGAACAGTTTATGTTGATAGAGGACTTG